GAGGTGTGACAACCGACCGAAAGACGGTCAGAAAGGCAAGCAAGTGAGTGAGAAGTTAGCGGTTGAATTTATGATCCCCTACCCACCATCGGGCAATCACATCTGGAAACATACCCAGGCCGGTGCCCACTACCTGACGCCAAAGGCGCAGCTCTACTACCAGACCGTAGCCGTGGAAGTCATGCGCCAATCCGCGCACCGAGGGCTCGAGGGCCGGCTGGGCGTGCGGTGTGTGATCTACCCACCAGACAAGCGGCGCCGGGACATGGACAACGCCTGGAAGGTGATCTCGGATGCGTGCACCAGAGCCCGGGAGTGGATCGACGACAACCAGATCGATCAGATCACCCTGTTCCGGGCCAGAGACAGCCAGGCCAAGGGGATGATCTCGATGCGGGTGTGGGTTTTGGAAGAAAGTGTTGCGAATCAAGCATGACGGTGTAGGATACGCAACATGAACAGCAAAATGCAGGGGTTTGCAGACATGGCCCAGGACAAGCCCAAGAAGCGGAAGATGCCTCCCAACGCCGGCAAAGGACGCAAGGCGGGCGTGCCGAACAAGGTGACAGGGGATGTAAAGGCCATGATCCTGGGGGCGCTAGAGCAGGCTGGTGGGCAGCAGTATCTGGCCGACCAGGCCGAGCAAAACCCTGGAGCGTTCATGGCGCTGGTGGGCAAAGTGTTGCCCAAGGATCTGAAGGTCGACCAGCAGGGCAACATGACCTTCACCATCCTCACGCACGTGCCTGATGCAGAGCCAGGAAGTCGTTGATCTAGGCTACCGGCCGCGGCGCTGGCAGGACGAGTGCCACCGCCGGCGCAAGCGATTCACCGTGCTCGCCCTGCACCGGCGAGCTGGCAAGACCGAGCTCGCGGTGATGCAGCTGGTGAGCGAGGCGCTGCGCTGTCAGCTCGAGCTCCCGCTCTACGTCTACCTCACCCCCTTCCTCAAGCAGGCCAAGGCCATTGCCTGGGAGCGCATCAAGGCCTACGCCAGGCGCGTGCCGGGAACCGAGATCAACGAGTCCGAGCTGTGGGTGCGCTTTGCCCACAACCACGCCAAGATCCAGCTCTACGGCGGGGACAACCCCGACGGCATGCGAGGCCTGCGCCTGGATGGCGCGGTCATCGACGAGGTGGCCCAGATCAAGCCCGAGGTGTGGAACGAGATCGTCCAGCCGGCGCTGTCTGATCGCAAGGGCTGGGCGCTGTTCATCGGTACACCCAAGGGGATCAACCTTTTTTCCGAGCTCTACTACAAGGCCGAGCAGCTGCCCGACTGGTACGCGGCGCGCTACACGGTCTACGACACCGACGCCCTGGACCCCGAGGAGGTCGAGCGATTGAAGCGCGACATGCCCGACAACGAGTTCAACCGCGAGTACCTGTGCGACTTCTCGGCCAGCGCCGAGGACCAGCTGATCTCGATCGCCACCGCGGAGGAGGCCGCCAGGCGCTTCCTGCGCGAGGACCAGTACAACTTCGCGGCCAAGGTGCTGGGCGTGGACCCGGCCCGGTTCGGTGACGACAAGAGCGTGATCTTCCCGCGCCAGGGCTTGGCCGCCTTCAAGCCACGCGTCATGCAGGGCATCGACAACATGCGCCTGGCCGATGCCGTGGCCAGTGCGATCGAGAAGTTCCACCCTGACGCGGTCTTCATCGATGCCGGCAACGGTTCAGGCGTGATCGATCGGCTGCGCCAGATGGGCCACGCCGTGATCGAGGTCAACTTTGGCGGCAAGCCCATCGACTCGCGATTCCTCAACAAGCGCGCCGAGATGTGGTGGGGCGTCAAGGAGTGGATCGCAGCCGGCGGCACCATCCCCAACATGCCCGAGCTCAAGCAGGATCTGGCCAGCCCGACCTACTACTACAACGCCTCGAACAAGCTGTGCCTGGAAAGCAAGGACGAGATCAAGGCCCGCATCATGCGCTCGCCCGACCTGGCCGACGCCCTGGCGCTGACCTTCGCCAACGCCGTGGCACCCACGATGCGCTGGGCACACCCGAGCCTGGCGTCCAAGCCCATGAACTACGAGTACGACCCGTTCGAGCATGCGTGATTGCCAAATGCCTGAATCGGTGTGAAAATCGCAACCAGGTAGGAAGATCGCATGCACATCGAGCAGTTCAACATCAAAGACCCATGGGTCCAGGAGTTTCTGTGGCAGTACCTAGTACCAGCGGATATTCGCTACGACTACACGAAGCTGGACGCGATGAACGCCGTCTATCGGCAAGTGCTCGACGGGGACTGTCTGCTCGTCGGGTGCAGAGAATCGAGCGTCTTATTTCGATGCGTGGCGCGCAATCCGAAGGTGCTCGAGCCGCACATCATGGGCAACGCGTTGAGGATGCGCTCGGTGACCAAGGCAGCAATCCCCATGGCGTGGGAGTTCGGGTACGAGCGGATCACGGTGTGGACGCAGTACCCGCAGATCGTTGCAGCGATGCAATCGATCGGATTTAAGCAGGAGGCTTGCGTCCCCCGGTGCCACCTACAGGACGGGCAGCTTCTCGACACCTACGCATTGAGCATTGAGAAAGGCGACTGGAAATGAACAACGCAACACTTTTGAACCTGGGAATCCCCGACCTGCACGAGGACGCATTCAAACCCACCGGGCGCTCGATGCGCCTCTACGGTGGTGGTGGCAAGGGCAGTGCGCCCAAGCAGCCAGATCCCCCGCCACCTCCGCGGCCTTCTGCAGCTGAAGAGCAGCAGGTGCTCGAGGACTCGCAGCGTCGCGAGCGCCAGCGCCAGGCTGCAGCCATGGGTCAGCAGTCGACCATGCTCACCGGCGGCCAGGGCCTGACCGAGTCGGCCACCACGACAGCCAAAACCCTGCTGGGGCAGTAATGGAGACCAAGCGCGAGCGGTTCAACCGCCGGCTCGAGGATCTGCGCCAGGAGCGCACGTCGTTCATTGCGCACTGGCGCGATCTGTCCGACTACATCCTGCCGCGACAGTCGCGCTTCCTGGTCACCGACCGCAACAAGGGCGACCGTCGCAACCTGAAGATCGTCGACAACACGGCCACTCTGGCCATCCGCACGTTGTCCTCGGGGATGATGTCGGGCATCACCAGCCCGGCGCGTCCCTGGTTCCAGCTGCGCACGCCCGACCCAGAGCTCAACGAGTTCCAGCCGGTGAAGATGTGGCTGGACCTGGTGCGAAACCGCATGACCGAGATGTTTCTGCGCAGCAACCTGTACACCACGCTGCCCATGACCTACGCGGACCTGGGCGTCTACGGCACCCACGCCTTCGCCGTGCTCGAGGACGAGGAGGACGTGGTGCGCTGTCAGTCCTTCCCCATCGGCAGCTACATGGTGGGCACCTCGCACCGGGGCAACGTGGACACGCTCTATCGCGAGTACCAGATGACCGTGCGCCAGCTCGCGCAGCAGTTCGGCCGCGACGCGCTCTCGAACGCGACCAAGAACATGCTCGATCGCAACGACCTCGAGCAGTGGATCGATGTCGTGCACCTGGTCGAGCCCAACGACGAGTACGACGGGCGCAAGCCCCTGGCCAGGTTCAAGCGCTTCCGATCGGTCTACTACGAGAAGGGCTGCGAACAGGAGATGTTCCTGCGCGAGTCGGGCTTCGATGACTTTCCGATCATGGCGCCTCGCTGGTCTGTCACGGGCGAGGACATCTACGGCTACTCGCCGGGCATGGACGCCCTGGGCGACATCAAGGCCCTGCAGCTCGAGCAAAAGCGCAAGGCCCAGGCCATCGACAAGATGGTCAACCCGCCCATGACCGCACCGAGCTCGCTGCGCAACCAGCGCGCATCACTGCTGCCGGGCGATGTCACCTACGTGGACATCAGCCAGGGCCAGCAAGGATTCGCCCCGGCCTACGAGATCAACCCGCGGATCCAAGAGCTCGTGATGGACATCCAGGAGAACCAGGGCCGCATCCGTCGGGCCTTCTTCGAGGATCTGTTCCTGATGATCGCCAACGATCAGCGCAGCAACATCACGGCACGCGAGATCCAGGAGCGTCACGAGGAGAAGCTGCTCATGCTCGGGCCGGTGCTCGAGCGTCTGAACGACGAGCTGCTCGATCCACTGATCGATCGATCCTTCAACATCATGATCAAGTTCGGCATGGTGCCACCGCCCCCGCCCGAGCTCGAGGGCATGGACCTCTCGGTCGAGTACATCAGTGTCATGGCCCAGGCCATGAAGTTGACCGGCATCACCGGCATCGAGCGGTTCATGAGCTTTGCCGGCCAGATGGCGCAGGCCAACCCGGCCGTGCTCGACAAGATCGACTTCGACCAGGCCATCGACGAGTACGCCGGCATGGTGGGCGTGCCCCCGTCGATCGTGCTCGATGATTCTGTGGTGGCCAAGATGCGCGAGCAGCGCGCAGCCCAGCAGCAGTACCAGCAGCAGCTCGCCTCGATGACGCAGGGCATCAAGAACGCCAAGACGCTCTCGGAGACCAAGGTCACCGATGATGCCGCGCTTGGCCAGATGATTAACTCACTCCGCGGCGTGCCCGCATAACCACGAAAGGATCGGCCATGGGCTACAAAAAAGGCGGCGGTAAAAAGAAATGAACGAGCGGGTCAAGACATTCAACGCAGCTGACGAGGACCAGGTCAAGACGCGCAAGCGCAAAGATGAGCGCGAGCGCGATCGCGAGCTGGCCGACATGCGTCAGGTGATGTCGAGTGTTGAGGGCCGTCGCTTCGTGTGGCGTTTGCTCGAACGGGCTGGTGTGTTTCGCACATCATTTACCGGAAACAGCACCACCTTCTTCAACGAGGGGATGCGCAACATGGGGCTCATGGTTTTGGGTGATGTGCACGAGGCTGCGGCCGACGCGTACATCGTGATGATGAATGAATCTAAGAAGGAAGGATCCAATGACTGACGCGACAACTAGCGCCGTGCAGACAAACACCGCACCCACGGCACAAGGTGGCGATCAGGCTGGAGCTGCTGCTGTGATGTTCGGCTCGAATGAGCCGGCCACTACAGAGGCAGGTCAACCTGCTGGCAAAGCCAACGAAGGCGACAACGGACAAGCACCAGGCGAGACGCAGACCGATAACAAGGATGCACAAGCTGGGGCCCCGGAAAAGTATGAGTTCAAAGCACCCGAGGGTGTGCAACTCGATGCACAAGCGATTGCTGAGTTCGAGCCCCTGGCTCGCGAGCTCAACCTGTCTCAGGAGCAAGCGCAGAAGCTACTCGAGCTCCACACCAAGACGCTGCAGAACCAGGCTCAGTCGCAGACCCAAGTAGCGGCCAAGCAGATAGAGGCGTGGGTGTCCGAGATCAAGGCAGACAAAGAGATTGGCGGCGCCAATTTCGACGGCTCTGTGCGTCATGCACAAGCTGCTGCCAAGAAGTTCGGATCGCCCGAGTTCCTCGCAGCGCTGGATGCCACGGGCATGGGGTCGCACCCCGAGCTTGTGCGTGTGTTTGCGCGCATTGGTAAAGCGATGGCCGAAGACTCATTCGTGCAGCCCGGTAAGGAAAGCACAGTGATGGACCCGGCCAAGAAGTTGTTCCCCACAATGTCTTAATCGAAAGGAATTTCAAATGGCAATCCTTGCTACAACCCACCCCACGCTTCTGGATGTAACGAAGCGCATGGACCCCGACGGCAAAATCGACACCATTGCCGAGATCCTCAACCAGACCAACGAGATCCTCGACGACATGGTGTGGCTCGAGGGCAACCTGCCCACCGGTCACCGCACCACGATCCGCACCGGTCTGCCCACTCCCACCTGGCGCAAGCTCTACGGTGGCGTGCAGCCGACCAAATCGACCACCGTCCAGGTGACCGATGCGACCGGCATGCTCGAGGCCTACGCCGAAGTGGACAAGGCGCTCGCCGATCTCAACGGCAACACCGCTGCGTTTCGTTTGTCTGAGGACCGCGCTCACATCGAGGGCATGAACCAGGAGTTCTCGAGCACGCTGTTCTACGGCAACGAGTCCACCGAGCCCGAGGCCTTCACCGGCTTTGGCGCCCGCTTCAACGACCAGTCGGCCAGCAACGGCGAGAACATTCTCACCAGCGCTGCCACGCCTGACTCGACCGACAACACCAGCATCTGGTTGGTGGTGTGGGGCCCCAACACTGTCCACGGGATCTACCCCAAGGGCAGCCGTGCCGGCCTGAACATGGAAGACAAGGGTCAGGTCACCATCGAAAACGTGGACGGCAATGGCGGGCGCATGGAAGCCTACCGCACGCACTATCGCTGGGACTGCGGTCTGTCCGTTCGCGACTGGCGCTATGTGGTGCGCATCAACATCGACCAAGAAGACCTGGTCAAGAATGCCGCCTCCGGTCCTGATCTGGTTGACCTGATGACCCAAGCCGTCGAGCTGATCCCCAGCTTGTCGATGGGCCGTCCTGCCTTCTACGTCAACCGCACGGTGCGCTCGTTCCTGCGTCGCCAGATTGCCAACAAGGTCGCTGCCTCCACGCTCACCATCGAGCAAGTGGCCGGCAAGCACGTGACCATGTTCGACGGCATCCCTGTTCGCCGCTGCGACGCGATCACCAACACCGAGTCCGGTATCTAACCCTCCGAATCAACGAAAGGAAATTCAAATGATTCTCGACGAAAGAAATGAGTTTGCCGACGCAGCGGCCATTGCGCTGAACGTGGGCAACGCTATCGCTCCCAACACGGACGTGATCGACCTGGGCGCTACTCCCACGCTGCGCGGTACTGGCGTGGGCGAGCCCATGTATCTCGTGCTGCAAGTTGACACAGCCTTTGTCGGCGCTACGGCCACGATCCAGTTCCAACTGGTGTCTGACTCCACCGCCGACTTGAACACCTCGCGCACGGTGCATATCGATACGGGCGCGATCGGCGTGGCAACCTGGGCCGCTGGCTACACCCGCGTCTTCGCACTCCCGCAAGACTTCAACTACGAGCGCTACCTCGGCTTGTGGATGACTGTGGCCACCGCCAACGTCACGGCTGGAAAGCTTAACGCCTTCCTGGCCACTGACGTTGCTCGTTGGATCGCCTATCCCGACGCCGTCAACTAATCGGTAAGCCATGAAAGTCAAAGCAATCACTGATGGCTTTTATGGCGGCGAGCGCAAGCGGGCTGGTGCTGTCTTTGAGGTCAAAGACGGCACCAAGGGCAAGTGGTTCGAGGCCGTCGAGGCCTCGACCCCTGTCAGCAGGCAGCGCGCAAAGCCGGCCAAGAAGGACGAACCGATCGCAATGAGCGAGCTGCAAAAGGCGCAGCCCGTGTCTGAGCGTGAGGTGATCTGAACCCGCGGGGGCCTCGTGCCCCCGCACTTTGTGGAGCGTGTGTCATGGCCATGGCCGACATGAAGATGAGCAAATCCGAGACGATCGCCTACAGCGAGGTCGCGCAAAAAGAAGACGACGGCCCGCAGTACCCTTACGGCCTGTGCATCCACCTGGAGAAAGACCAGCTCGAGAAGCTCGGCATCACTGAGCTGCCCGAGGTGGGCGCTTCGATGATGCTGCACGCCAATGCCTACGTGAAGACGGTGAGCCAGTACAACACGCAAGAGGGCACCGACCAGCGCGTGGAGCTGCAGATCACCGAGCTCGAGGTCCGGCCAGGCGAGGCAAAAGACGCTGCCACCATCATGTACGGAGGGGCCTGATTGATGAGCGTTCGCCAGCGGTCTAACTCGAATTTCCTGTACGACGCGGACACGTCCGACATTGTCGGCGTGCGCGATCCTGACGGCAGCGAGTTCTACTGGCAGCGAGCTCCGAGGCTTGGCGTGTTCTTTGACACCGGCAATCAGACCGATGGGTCTGGTGCGGTGGCCATGACCTTTGGCACGCAGTCCATCTCGCGTGGCGTGCGCGTTGAGGACAGCTCTAAGATCTACGTCGATCGCGCTGCAATCTACGAGTTTCAGCTCTCCGTGCACATTCACAACGTCGACAGCCAGGCGCATAGCTTCGAGCTGTGGGGCAAGCTTAACAATGTTGACATTCCAAACAGTCGATTTATTTACAGCGTTCCATCGAGCCATGGCGGCACGCCTGGCGCGCTGATTCCGTCGCAGAATTTTTGGCTGCCGCTTAACGCCGGCGATTATGTCCAGATCATGTGGGAAACGGACGATGCCGATGTCACAATTGCATATCACCCGGCCGAGGAGGGCAAGCCCATATCGCCGTCTTTGTTGCTGACGGTCAAAGAAATCGCCACATTGAGCTAAAGGACTAGGACATGTCATCGGTCGTTCAAATCTGCAACATGGCACTCGCACGCGTAGGCGTGAGCTCGTTCATTTCGAGCTTGAGCGAGGCCACCAACGAGGCGCGCATCTGCAGCTTGTTCTACGAGCCCATGCGCGACTTCGCCCTGCGCGACGGCCTGTGGAACTTTGCCAAGAAGCAGCAGATGCTGGCCAACGCCGGCACCCCACCGGAGCAGTGGGCGTTCAAGTACGCGCTGCCCGACGATTTTCTCAAGGCCCGGTTCATCTGGATGCCTGGCACGCCTGTGTTGCCTGGCACCTACGAAGTACCCGGCCAGACCATCTTCATCCAAGAGCAGCGGGTGCGATTCGAGATCGCCATCTCTGGCGGTCAGAAGGTGCTCTACACCAACCAGCCCGAGGCCGAGCTCGTCTACACCGCTCGCATCGAGGATCCCACCATCTATGACCCGATCTTCACGTCTGCGCTGGCCTACCTTCTCGCCTCCGAAATTGCCATGCCGCTGTCTGTGCTGCCCAAGATGGCCGAAACAGCTCGCAAAGCCTACGAGCAAACGGTCTCGATGGCGGCCGCGCACTCGATGTCAGAGGGCTACGAGGGCCAGCCGCCCGAGTCCGAGCTCACCATGATTCGCAGGTGACCCCGTGGCCAACAGCGTTCTCCAGGCATCATTCACCGGCGGCGAGCTCTCGCCCTCCCTGTATGGCCGCGTCGACCTGGCCAAGTACCAGACCAGCCTCAAGACCTGCCGCAATTTCATTGCCATGCTCTACGGTGGCGTGCGCAACCGGCCGGGCTCGAAGTTCATTGCCGCGGCCTTTAGCGACTCGCACCGCTCGCGCCTGATCCCCTTTGCCTTCTCCACCACGCAGACCTACGTGCTCGAGTTCTCGCACCTGAAGATGCGCGTGTTCAAAGACGGCGGCCTGGTGGTCAACTCAGGCGGTCCTAATGTCGGGCTGCCCTTCGAGCTCACCACGCCCTATCCGTCGAGCGTGCTGCGCGATATCAAATTCACGCAGTCGGCCGACGTGATGACGCTGGTGCACCCGAGCTATGCGCCCCAGCAGCTCTCGCGTACCGACCACGACGCCTGGACCATTGCCGCGTTTGAGAACAAGAACGGCCCGTTCCAGGACGTGAACGTTGACGACACCAAGACGATGTACGCGAGCGCGGCCACCGGCACGGTGACGCTCACCAGCAGCTTTAGCGTGTTCACCAGCGACTACGTGGGCAGCTACGTCTACCTGGAATCCTCGCCCAACCAATCGGTCGAGGCCTGGGAGACGTCCAAGAAGACCGACCAGAACGATGTGATCCGTGCCAGCGGCCGGTACTACAAGGCCACCTCTCCCAACCCAGGCGGTGGCAAGGCGCGCATCACCGGCAGCCTGCGTCCCTCGCACACCGAGGGCCGGGAGTGGGACGGCACCGGCAACGACGAGGGCGCGGTCTATCGAGCGCCAGGCTCCACCACCAACGCCGACGCGTTCGTGGGCGTGGAGTGGGAATATATGCACTCGGGCTTTGGCATTGCGCTGATCACCGCGGTGACCAACGGCACCACGGCCACGGCCACGGTGGTCAAGCGCCTGCCCGATGAAATTGTGGGGTCTGGCAAGACCACCTACAAGTGGGCCTTCGAGGCCTGGGGCAACACCCAGGGCTACCCGAGCTGCGTGGGCTACTACCAGCAGCGGCTCGTGTTCGCCAACACCCCGGCCCAGCCGCAGACGGTGTGGATGAGCCGCACCAGCGCCTTCCCAGACTTTGGCACCTCGAACCCGACGGTGGACGATGACGCGATCACCTTCACCGTGGCCAGCCGCCAGGTCAACGCGATCCGGCACCTGATCTCGATCGACAAGCTGATCCTGCTCACCAGCGGCGGGGAGTGGATCGTCTCGGGCTCCGAGGGCGACGCGGTCACCCCGGCCAACATCTCGACCAAGATCCAGGGCTACCGCGGCAGCTCGCAGCTCCCGCCGATCGTGATCGGCAACACCGCGCTCTACCTGCAGGACAAGGGCCAGACGGTGCGCGACCTGGGCTATGAGTTCGCCTCCGACAGCTACACCGGCAACGACCTGACCATCCTGGCCTCGCACCTGGTGCAGGGCCGCCAGATCGTCGAGTGGGCCTACCAGCAGGTGCCTTTCTCCTGCGTGTGGGCGGTGCGCGATGACGGCAAGCTGCTGGGCATGACCTACATGCGCGAGCAGCAGGTGGTGGGCTGGCACCCGCACGACACCGATGGCACCTACGAGTCGGTGTGCTCGATCTCCGAGGGCAATGAGGATGCGGTCTACGTGCTGGTGCGTCGCACCGTCAACGGCGTGGCCAAGCGCTACGTCGAGCGATTCCAGACCCGATTCATCGAGAACATCAAGGACGCATTCTTCGTCGACTCCGGGCTAACCTATGACGGGCGCAACACCAGCGCCAAGACCATGACGATCACCACGAGCTCGGGCTGGACGTTCAACGGCGGCAACACCTTCACGCTCACGGCCAGCGCCTCGCACTTTGTGGTCGGGGACGTGGGCAGCGAGATCCACCTGACCGATGCCCAGGGGCGGCCGCTGCGCCTGACCATCAGCGCCTACACCAGCGCCACGGTGGTCACGGTGACCGCCAACCGGGACATCCCTGCCGAGCTGCGGGCCACGGCCACCACCACCTGGGCGCATGCGCGCAAGAGCTTCTCGAGCCTGGCGCACCTGGAGGGCAAGACTCTGAGCGTGCTCACCGATGGCCACGTGCACCCGCAGGTCGAAGTGGACACCGGCGCGATCACGCTCGACTACTGCGCCACCGTCGTGCACGTGGGCCTGCCGATCGAGGCCGACTTCGAGACCTTGGACATGAACGTGCCCACGGGCGAGACGATCCGAGACAAGCAGAAGATCGTTGCCTCCGTGCGCTTGCTGCTGGAAGAGTCCCGCGGCGTGTTTGCCGGCAAGGACGCGGCCAGCCTGCTGGAGTTCAAGCAGCGCTCGAGCGAGGACTACGACGACCCCATCACGCTGCTCACCGGCCTGGCCGAGATCCGCATCATTGCCAACTGGAACACGGGCGGGCGCATTTTCGTGCGCCAGTCCGATCCGCTGCCGCTGTCGATCCTCTCTGCAATTCCAGAGGTCACCATTGGCGGGGCATGAGTACAGCGTCGTCGAAGCAACGATAGAGCACGCCCAGCGCATGGCCCCGCGCCTGCGCCAGGCCGACCTCGACGAGGTCTGGGCCTCGGCCCAGCTCGAGGGAGACCAGGCGCTCATGCGAGGCCTGGCCTGCAGCACCCACGCCTGGACCGGCCTGGTCGATGGCGAGCCGGCCTGCATGTTCGGCGTGGTGCCCGCCTCGATGATGAGCGGGATCGGGGTGCCCTGGATGCTGGGCACCGACCTTGTTGAGCAACACGCAACAGCCTTTCTCAGGCGCAATCGGCGCTATGTAAAACTCATGACCCAGGCATATAATTACCTGGTCAATTACGTCGATGATCGAAACGTCAAGGCGATTGCGTGGCTTGAGTGGCTTGGGTTCGCGATGAGTGAACCGCAACAATTTGGAGCATTCGGCATGCCGTTTAGACGATTCGAGATGAGGTCAGAACATGTGTGAGCCAATCACCGCAACCGCAGCAGCCTCGGCTGCAGCCGGCACTGCTGCAACAGCGACCGCGGCCACGGCTGCGACTGCAACCGCTGCGACCGCTGCTACGACTACGGCAGCCACGACGTTTGGCATTGCCAATACCACCTGGTCTACCTTGGGCAGTATTGCCAGCCTGGTGGGCAGCGGCATGAGCGCACTGAACGCCAGAGAGCAGGGCAAGGCCGCCCAGGACGCGGCCAACTACAACGCCCGGATGGGCGAGATCAACGCGATGGATGTGATCAACCGCGCAGCCATCGAGCAAGAGAAGCAGCGCAGGAAGGTCAGCCAGCTGCGATCGACGCAGGACGTCAACGCCGCGGCCAGCGGTGTGGTCGTGGGCAGTGGATCAGCCGGTGATATTGCCGAGCAGACAGTCGTGCTGGGCAAAGAGGACGAGCTCACGCTTCGCAACAACGCTGCGCGCCAGGCGTGGGGCTACAAGGCGCAGGCCGGCCTGGACTACATGCAGGGCGCGGCAGCCAACCGCAAGGGACAGCTCGACGCGGCCGGCACGCTGCTCACTGCAGGAGCTCGCACCATGGGCGCAAAGTGGTGGAAGGATCTCGCATAAATGCCGCGCATTCCTCTCTACAACGAAGGACAGGTACAGGCCAACGCGCTGCAGACACCTCGGGCCACGGCTTTGCCGGTGGCCGGCGGCGCCATTGCCAAGGGCTTGCTCGACATCGGCGTGGTGGCCAACAAGATGCAGGACGAGGCCGACACGCTGCGCGCCGAGGAGGCCTACAACGAGTGGATCAAGCAGCGCGACGAGGTCGCCTACGGCAAGGACGGCGCGTTTAATCTCAAGGGCGCCAACGTCTTCAACCGGCCCGACAATCAATCCTTCGTCGGTGAGTTCACCGGCAAGGCGCAAGCGGCCGCCGGCTCGATCTCGCAGAGCCTGTCCAACGACAACCAGCGCTCCAAGTTCAACCGCCTGGCCGGCACGGCCATTCGCAGCTTTGGCACGAGCTTGTCTCAGCACGAGAACAAAGAAGGCGAAGCCTGGCGCAAGAGTGTCTACGAGGGCGTGGTCAACACCGAAGCGGACAACATTGCCAAGTTCTACGACAACCCCGAGGAGCGCCAGCTCTCGATCGATCGCGTGGCCACCAACACCCGCACCTTTGCGAAGAACCAGGGCTTGAGCGGTGAGCAGCTCGATATCGCGGTCAAAGAGGCCACGAGCAAGATGCACGGCACGGTGATCAACCGCATGCTTGAGGCCAACAACGCCACGGCCGCCAAGGCGTACTACGAGGCCAACAAGGACTCGATCACCGAAAAGGAGGGCAAGGCCCTGCGCAAGATGATCCAGTCCGACAGCGACGCCATAGAAGCGCAGGACGCGGTCGACAACGTCATCAAGGCATTCGGCCCAGAGGAGGACGACGAGGCCTTCAACCTGGACGCCATGGCCGCGCAGATTCGCGACGCCTACAAGAACAACCCCGAGGTGCAGGCCAAGGCGCTCTCGATGCTCAAGGAGCGCGCCAGCGAGCGCGACTACTCGATCCGGCAGCGCGACTACCAAACCAAGGGCGGGATCTGGAAGCGGGTCATCGACGGCGGCAGGATCAGCGACATTCAGAAATCGCCCGAGTTCAAGCGCCTGGACGGGGAGACGCAGAAGAATCTGCTCAACTCGATCGAGGCCTATCAGAAGGACGACGGCGAGAGCAGCATCGACAGGTACGCCGATTATTGGGCGGTGGCGTCCAACCCCCAGGCGCTGGCCCAGATGTCCGATGCGCAGATCTTTGCCATGGCGCCCAAGATCGGCACCAGCCTGGTCAAGCAGCTGCTGGGCGACAAGCAGAAGCTGCTCAACAGCGAAGAGAAAGTGCGCGAGGCCACGATCGATTCGGACGCGGTGCGCTTCTACGCTCGCGACGCCGGCCTGGACCCCAACAACGAGAAGGACAAGATCACCATCGGCGAGATCGAGTACCGCGCCAAGAACCTGATCGATGCCGAGCAGCAGAAACTTGGCCGCCCGCTGCGCCGCGAAGAGAAGGACATGATCTTGAAGCGCCTGCTGGTCGAGGTGCCGGTGCGCGTACAGAACCGGATCTTCCCCGGCACCAGCGTCGAGAACCGGCGCCTGTTCGAGGTCAAAGATCCCAACAACATCGTCGTGCCCGAAAGCGACCGGCAGACGATCATCAACGCGCTCAAGGCAGCTGGTATTCAAGACCCCAGCGAAGCACAGATCCGCAACGGCTATATCCGACTCAAGGCTAAATAGATGGCGCTCAACGATCTTCAGCTGTTCGCAGAACAAGAAGCACAGTACGACGAGCAGAAAAGAGCGCTCACGCAATCAGCCAACTTCGCACTCGAGCAGCAGCCATCCGACTACGCCGAGCTGCTCAAGCTCTCGGCCAAGACGGGCGTGGCCCCCGAGATCGCCAAGGACGTGCGCCCCGAGCTCGAGCGCCGGCAGAAGATGTCCGATCTGTCGATCGATGACATCGTGCGCAGCAACCCGCGCACGGCCGCGTTCCTGGCAGACCCCAACAACATGGCCGTGGGCCAGAACGACGTGGGCGTGTTCAAGACCATCGAGGACACGTTCAAGGCGATCCCCTACAAGTTCGAGCAGGGCTACGACAAGCAGCGCCAGATGTTCCTCAACTACAAGGAGGTCATCGGGCAGATCACCCCATCCGAGCAGGCCGAGCTCGCCAACCTGGAAAAGCTCGGCAAAGAGCGCGCTCAGAAGTACAGCGAGGGGCTGCCCAGCTGGTTCGGTGCAGCCTCCGACGTGGTTGGCATGCAGGCGGCCAGCGTGCTCGATGCGCTCAAGAACGAGGGCACGATCGGCATGGGCGCAGGCGCCACAACGGGCGCCGCCCTGGGCCTGATCGGCGGGCCTGGCGCACCGGTCACGGTGACCGCCGGCGGTGCAGCCGGTGCGACCAAAGGCCTGGCCGTGGGCACGGCCACCGGCTATGGCATCAACATGTACGAGTCGGCCGTAGGCGAGGCGTTCTCGGACCTCAAAGAGTTCGAGATGCCCGACGGCACCAAGCTCGATCCGACCGTGGCCCGCTATGCCGCGGTGATCATCGGCGTGCCCAACACCGCGCTCGAGGCCTTCGCCCTGGGCAAGGCGTTGAAGCTCATCCCCGGCGCGGACAAAGTCATCGGCAAGCTCACCGGCGACCAGATGAAGCAGATCCTGGCCAAGCCCACCATGCGCGCAGCGCTGGCCGACATCGGCAAGAAGTACGCGGGCGCGGTGGCAGCCGAGACCTTCACCGAGGGCCTGCAGAAGTTCGTCAACATCATCGGCCGCGAGATCGCCCAGGAGGTAAGCCCCGGCGAGTTTGGCACCTACACCGGCGCGCAGTTCGACGAGGACGTCTCGGCGATCATTGCGGAATCCACCGAGGCCTTCAAGGCGTCGGTCGTGCTGGGCGGTCTAGGCGGTGGCGTGCGCGTCTACCAGGCCCGCCAGGACGTAGCCAAGGCCGAGCAGAACCAGGCCGTCTTCGAGGCCCTGGGCGCGGCCGCAGACGGCTCCGAGACTCGCAAGAACGTGCCGGCCAAATTCCGCGAGTTCGTCGAGCAGGCGACCAAGGACGGCCCGGTGGAGAACGTCTACATCGAGGCCGACCGGTTCAATCGATTCTTCCAGTCGATCGGCATCAACCCCGAGCAGGTGGCGGCCGAGCTGGGCGTGACCAATCAGTTCGACGTGGCCACCGACAAGACCGACATCGTCATCCCGATCGGCACCTTTGCCGAGAAGATTGCCGGCACCGAGTACCTGGGCGGGCTCATGCCCGACCTGCGCCTGAACATGGGCGACCCGAGCATGCGCGAGGCGCAAGCATTCCAGGCCGACGAGGAGGCGAGGATCGCCGAGCTCGAGGGCCAGATGGAGCAGCTCGTGGCCGAGCAGCAGCGCCAGGGCGGGCTGGATCGGGCGATCGAGCAGGCGGTGCAGGACGTCGAGGGCCAGCTGCGCAGCGTGGGCTACGCGCCCGACGCGGCACGCAAGACCGCCACCGTGATGCGTGGAGCGGCCGTGCTGGCCCAGCGAGACGTGGTGGCCAGGGCGGCAGAGCAGGGCCGGGAGGCCACGGCCGACGAGATCTACCAGGCGGCCGCGCTGATGTGGCAAAACTACGGGCTCACCGTGTCGCGTCCGATGCCCGACGTGCTCACGACCAATCCCAACCGCGGCGACATCCGCATGGACCCGCTGATCGACCGGCTGCGCGCAGGCGACATCCCCGGCGACGATCAGATCTTTGGCACCTCGCTCTCGGAGTTCATTCGCCAGGCCGGCGGCTTACAGCCCCGCGGCGAGCTCGTGGATGCCGACGTGGGGCGTCGCCCGTTCGAGCGCAACCTGGTGCAGGCCGGCGGCATGGACATCGACCGGGCGGCCATGCTTGCCGTGGAGGCGGGCTACTTCCCCGGCCTCGAGGTCGGGGCGCTCACCGAGTCAGACTTCATCAACGCCATTGAGGAAGAGC